AAGTATTAGAGTAGAAATCAGAAGGATTAGTCTCTCCTAGTGTCCAAACATCTCCTTTTACAGGAGCAGTATTAGCATCAAAACCAGAAAAAGATTGAAACGTTTTAGTAGATAAATCAAACTTACTAGTTGCTACAAAATCTATAAAGTCTAATCCAGAACTTACATTTTGATTTGCTACTTCAGTTGTTTGATAATTTTGACCGTTTGCATAAGTTCCTTTATGTATATTTTTAACATAAGTAGTTGTACCAGATTGAAAGTTTGTATTAGATAAGATATATAAATCAGTACGATCCGAGTTTTGTTTTGTAATTCTAAGTGCCAAAGGCAGTGTATTAGCTGTAATAGTGTTATTTGTAATAGCAGGGCTTGAAAAGTGTTCAATATATACATTTGATGTTGATAATGAAGTATTAGCTCTTACCTTACCACCATAACCCCAAGAAGTTCCTGTTTGTTTTTGTTGAACAGCAATAATATCTCCTGGAATTAAATCTATAGCAGAAATATCTGTACCAAAAGTAATATTTCTTCTTAAATACTTATTAGATGCTAGTAAGTATTGTGCAAAACGAATAGCTTGACTTCTGCGAGTAACTCCAAACAAATCTACAGAAGAAACATTTTCAATCATATTTCTTTCACGAAGAGCTTTATCATCATCAATTCTCATTGTTTCTCTATTATAATGATTATTAGGCTCTATAAAGGTTACATCAACTCCTGTTATTTGTGCAGATTCGCTTGTGCCGCTAATAGTAAATGACTCTTTTAGAATATTAGCCTCATTAAATATCATTGAAGGTACTTCATTAGGCATATCAATATTCATAGATAAACCATTTGGAGTATATATTAAAATGGCTCTCATTGTTGCACAAACTTGTTCTAATATATCAAAAGCTTTTCCACTATTAGAAATAATAGCATCTAAAATAAATCTTCTTTCTTTTACATCAGTTCCTACAGGCAGTCCTTCTAGTGTTTGTCTTGGGCTAGCATAGTAGGTTCTTGGTTTATATCTATAGCTGCCATCTGCTTTACCAGTAACTCCAACAAATTTTCCTGTTATAGGATCACAAGCGTCACAGTATTGTGCTACTTCGTAAAATTTATACTTATCTATGTTTTCTTCATTAATACCTAATCCATAAGTATCATTAGTTAATAAATCATAGATAATCCAAACAGGATTCTGTGTCCATGAGTATCTAAAAGTACCGTCCCATACTCCTCTGTATATTGTAGGTTGGGAATATTTTACTGTACTATCTGTACTAGTTTGTCTATAACCTGTTATCCCATAACTATATTGCCCTGAAGCAGGAGTTTCAATCTCTCTCCAATCGATTTCTCCATTTTGTAAAATAGGTTGATCATAGTTTGAAGGAACCTTAACCAACAACCCCTTAACTATAGAAGTAAAACGAGGCACCGCTCCTTGATATTCATTATGGGCTGCAAGTGAATATCCGATTACAGCTGTTCTTGGATAGGCTACAGGATCGTGATCAATCTCTAACCAAGCTACAGCTGAAATACCGTCTACTATACGAGAGCTTTCACTATCATTGCTGGTTTTTTCAATAGTAAACTTATACCCTCCAGTATCATAGTTTTGAATCGTAACTTCTACATCAAACTTATATGGAGTGTTTGTTTTTCCTCTAATAGTTCTATCTACTGGATCCGCCGCAAGAGTTACTCCATCGCTTTTAAATACTGTTATACGAATACTAACAGAATGATTTTTAACATTACCTTTTTCATCCATATTAGATAAAGCATTTAATACAAATTTAAAACGAAGTGAATCCCATGCAAAAGCTGAAGTTTCTTGTAATTCTACTTTAGTTGCAGGCACTCCATCAAGATTACCTTTTTTTAATAATACAGCAGAGGCAAAGTTCTGTGGTTGAGTAGTTTCTTCTCCAAATAGTGGAATTGCTGTTTGATTTACAGTACCTACACGAGAATCTGTGACAAAATCCTCTGTTTTCTGATTACCTGAATCAAAATCAATGAAGGCATCAACTACTGATTCGTTTATTTCAATATCAAAAATACTGTTAGGGTTAATTCTATATATAGGCCCTTCACTTAATCCTGCTGTCATAAGCATGATATCTTGAGAGAATAGATTATTATCTACCTCAGTGGCTCCGCCTCCACCACCCTTTCCTCCTTTATAACCGCTTACTTCATAAATCTTCATAGCACCTTACCTTCAAATAGTTCTTTTAATATATCTGCTGAAGATTTATCAGGAGACTTTTCAAGTGTTCTAATTTCTCCACTTAAAAATTGACCTGCTACTCTGTGTCTGCCATAAACTAATGGAATAGTAGTACCAGAGGCAGTGGTGTGTTGTAAAGATCCAAATTGATCATTTTCTCTTACAGGGCCATCAGGAGTATTGTCTGGTTTAGGTGGTTTCATAATTTCAGCAACTACTGCTCCAATTAACATACTAACACCTGCTCCAAATACCATACCACCTACTGTTGTAGCACCTACTGCCATTTCTAATAATGGTGCTGCAAATGCTGGATTCATTATAGCAACTGTAATTAAAGCTATACCAATTAAAGCGGTAGTTAAGTTTTGATTTTTTGATCCTGCTACAAGAGGAACCAAAAACAATCTATTAGATGAGACTTTCTTTCTAAAGTAATCTAAAGAAGTTAAAACTTTTTCAGAAACTAAATCTATTAGACCAAAATTATCAGTATTCTTAGAGTTTTTAATTTGTTTTATTACTTTTCTTAACTTAGGAAAAGATGCTTCAAGTGCAGAAATAAGTTGAGAATAAGTAACTACATCAAATGTTACTTCTCGCGTATCATTTGTATAAGATAATAAGCTTTTATGAAATGATATAGTTACTTTCATCTTAACATCTCTTCTTCTAAAGGTTTAAATCTTGTGCTTTGTAGATCTTTATCGAACCAATATAGATATATATCATCTTCCCAACCAACTAAATAGTTATACTCCTCATTAGCTATCTTATGTCCGTCTAAAACAGAAGGAGTAGGTTCATCATCTGGATGAGAGTGAAATACCCCCCAACAATCATCTTCGTAACGAACTAATGCCATTGGGTCTAAAACAAAACTATTTATAGGATCACGACTCAAGTTCTTACAAGGAATATAGTCAAAGCTCTTTGTTATAATACCACAACACTCATTTGGATATTCTTTTGCAGCATGTTTTTTAAACTGTTCTTTTAAAAGTTGAAGTTTTTCCATCTAAACTTACCTGTCGTATATCTTTGATACCATTTACCGTATGGTGCTATCCAAGAATTATGATTAATCATTGTTTGAAGCATCTTGCCGTTACCTATATAAAGCGAACAATGATTTGATATATTTGTACTTCCTATACTCATTATTATTATATCAAATGGTTGTAAATTGTCAACCTCAATCATACCATACTTTTCATTTTTAAAAAACTCATCAAAAATATGTTGATGAGTTTTCTTGTACCAATCTTCGTCTACAATATCACAAAAGTCAGAAGTTTTATAGCCAACATCTTCTCCTGTTTGCTCTTTAATTACGGTAGCACATAAATTACCACAATCTATCCCTTTTTCTATACTAGCACCTAAATGTCTATATGGAATATCTAAATATCTTGTAATCCATGTAGGCATTGTTTGTAAAGCATTTTCATACTTACTTCGGTAATGTTCTCCCTGTTCCAATAAACCCCCCAAAATGTATCTGATTATTTCTTAAACTACAAGCCTCATAGTTTTTAGCGCAAACATCTTCTGATTGTTCGCTAGTAGTTGCGTTATTAATAGTAAAAAATCCATTAGCAGTTTTTGTTTTTCCAGTTGGATAACCTGCTATTTGTCCTGTCCCATCGGCAGGATACTGACATTCTTCTCCTTTATAGATCCATTGACAAGTATTTTTATAGTATTTTCTTCTTGGTAAAACAAATTTAAAATACTCTAACCAATTAGTTAAACTAAAAGATGCAGCTTTTTCATTCAAACCAGTTAATGTTTCTATTTTGAATACGTCTTCTACATATGCTTGACTATCTCTATCTGGATTAACAATATAAACTCTATCACCAATAACAGTATCTATTGCATTTTCAAGTTGTAAAAAGTTACCTCTTACTTCTTTAACAATAGAATGTTTTGTAGTACTACCCGCAACTATAACATTATCACCTACTCTATAAGGTAAAGAAGAATACATCTCTACTACATTAGCACGTGTTTCTCTTACAGTACTATACTCAGGCCAATAGTCTAAACAAGAAGCAAAAGTAGTTTTTACCTCAACAACAGCCCCTAATAAGTCTCTAGAGTCTTGCTTTAGTTGTTTCCAAGTTCCTCCAACTGCTTGTGTTTGTCCATAAGTAAACGCTGAATTGATAGTACCGCCGTACACTCCATCCACAACAGTTTGATTATAGTCTGTATGAGTTGGAACAGTTCTAGGATCAATATTAGAAACTAGTTGTCCATTTACTGTAGCATATACAGAATTACTTGTATTGTTACCAGCAATATAAGGATCTTCTACAATTGATGCTATGAGATTGTCAAAATTTGAAATATTTACTGTAGTTTGATTTACCATTCCATCAGAGCCTATTTCTGTACCGCCAAACTCTATTGGATAAACTAAATATTCTTTTCCATCATGAAAAGAACGATATTCAATGTCTGATAAGAAATCACCGTTTATAGATGCAAAATGATAAGGAAATCCTACAGGCCAAGCTAATCCTTCTCCGGCATTTGAAGGATTACCATATTTATTAGGGGGATAGAATTCTCCAGAATAATAGATAGATATTAGTCTAACTATAGGTGACTGTTCTACAGCATTTTTAAAAGAGGTAAAACCACCAAGAGTAACATCTGTTATACTTCTAGTAGAGGTTCCGCTTGTTGTACTGTATTTAGTTGGAGTAAAAGTTAAATTACCAAAGTCAAGAGTTGTATTACCTCCAGTGGTAGATACCGACTGAATACTAACACTTTCTCCTGCTTCAAAAGCATAATAAGAATTAGCTAGTTTTACTTTTACTTGACTATTTGCTCTATCTACATTTACAATACGGGCTTCAGTAGAAGAAGAACTTCCAACTATTACATTATCTTTAAAATAACTGTTTAGATTACCGCCTGATAAAGTTAAGGTGTAATCATAAGCACGACTAGACATTAATCAAATACCTCTACTAAATCAAAACCAACAGAATAAAAATTATCAATAGGATTTGTACCAGCAGAGAGAACTTGTCTAATATCTAAATTGCTATCAAAACGAACTGTAATAGTTCCTGGCTCATTAATATGTGTTAGTTCAAATAAAAATGCTTCAAAACCACCTGATCTAGCACGATAGAATTCTTCAATAGCGGATTTAACAATTCCTGTGACATTAGTATACTCTATAGAAAACTTTCTCTTTGGTCTTCTACTTATAAGTCTTCTTTTTTCGTATCCTGCCTGAAATTCAGCTGTTTTATAGTTATATTCTTCTGAGAATTGAATTCCTGAGCGATCAGGTTTTTTATCTGCCATTGAATCTAAACGAGAAATTACCTTCTCTTTATTGAAAGTTGTAAGAGACAGAGTATTAACACCGCCGGTAGGATCAGCTGTTGTATTAGATAAAGGAATTGTAGCAGCTGTGTCTGAGCCAATATTTATTCCTTGTGATCCTAGTGTTGAGGATGGGTACGTAAATTCTGAAGCATTTTGAGTAACACCGTCTATTGATACAAGAATATCATCTTTTACATCTATTTTACTGTTTTCTGGAAGAGCAAAATGAAGTTGATTGCCATCAATTGCAAAACTATTACTAGATACTGTAACATTTGCTCCAGAGTATGTAATAGTTTTAACATCGGGGAAAGCACGAAGTATCTCAAATGAGGGAGGAATTCTAATAACACGTAATTCTACATTAAGACCTAAACCAGGAGCGTCATCGAATACGATTGTATTTTTTAAACTTGTATTTAAAGTATTAGTATTACTTAAAGAGTAAGCACTAGTAGACTGAGGCACACCCTCAACAACAGCAACAACTTCGCCAACTTTTTCAGCAGGTTCTGATAAATTAAATGCTGTTTGAGTACCTGTACCTGTATAGTTTATTCTAGATAAAGCAGGGATTAATAGAGGATTAAATGTTGCATCGTTTGGATATCTTGCTGTTGCCATTATCTACCTCTCATCGCTTTTCTTACTTTACCGTTGTTTTCAATATCTTTTACTACAAGATCAATAATAAGTTGTCCCATATCATTTCTGACTGTTGAAGATTCAACCTGTTGTGCAGTGCCATTATTTTGTACATTGACTGTAACTGGAGGAGTTTGTCCGTTCATTTTACCTGTTGCATTTAACTGATTAAGGGCAGAACCTCCAATAGCTTTTGCAGCTGGCTTACGAATCACAAACTCGCCTGGTTCTAACAAAGCAGGAACTCTGTCGCGAAGAGTATTTACAGGTCCTCCTTTTGCAAAACGCATAATACCACCATAAGGATCTACTTTACCACCACCAGCAAAACCAAATGATGCTGCAGCCTTTTGTGCCATAATACGAATAAACATTTCAAGAAATGCTGCAATAATAGCCTTTTTAAAGTCGCCTGTAGCAGCGAGCACACCTGCAAAAGCAGCAATGGTAGTGCCTTTTACATTTTCCATAATTCCTGAAACTCCTGAATTAATTTCTGCTCCAATCTCTTTAACACCTCTCTGCCCATCACCAGCAGCACCTGATTGAAGAGCTTGTGTTTTAGTAGCTGAACCATCTTCTGATTTAGATTTTATCAAAGCTGTAGTAAACTTGTCTTTTGCTTTATCAACATAAGAAATGACTAAATCTTTGATTGGTTCATTGATTAGATTGTCAATAAAGGCTTGTTGAATATCTAAAAGAAGATTAACAAATAAAGTTTTCACTCCTTCTCTGAATGTTTTTGTGGTAAGAGTACCTTCATTAATAGCTTTAAAGAAATCATTTACTGAACCAGTTAAAGTACCAGAAATACTAGACTTCAAATCATTAGCAATGTTAGTAATTAAATCAAACTCTTCTTTTAACTGACGAACTTTTTCTTCGTGATTTAATAATTCAAGAGCTGCCTCTTTATCAAGGTTCTTGATAATATTATCAAACAGTTGTTTTTCTATATCTTGTTCAATTG